ACCTCCGATTACTGATACATTATTTGCGTCACCGTTACCGTCAACGCCACCTTCACCTATAAAGATTCTATCTCCTAAGTTATTTTGTGCGCCTGTTCCATATGTGTATGCTAATTCACCAAGTTTAAGTGTTGCTGGTGCTGAAGTTGCTGAACTTCTTTTTATCTGTATTACCGTTGCCATATACTACTCTCTAAAATGATCCGCCGTTAAAAGTTAAAGTTCCAGTAGTGGTAACTATTTCGTTTCTACTAACGAACTTACCATCACTAGCTCTATATTGTAATAATGCACCATCATTTAGACTTGTAACATCAACATCACCTAATAATTTTAATGAGAGAGAACTATTTTGTAGTGAAGTACCAGAAGGCAGGGTTACTGAAACTTTTTTGGGTCCGCTTCCAGTAGAAGCATTAATTTTCGCTGTAATACTTGCCATAAACCTCTCTCTTTTGTTATATTTATAATACTTTTATTATGTAGTTACATTGGGTCTGACCGTGATTAACCCCTCAATTACTCTAGTTACCGTACCAGTAGAAGTCTGTGTAATTTCAACATCATACACATATCTTTCTGCGTCTAAAGCTGCGGTCTGAGCCGCTGTCATTGCTAATGCAACAACTCCAGAAGTTGCGTCTGTAGCAATCGTTGAAGTTATTGATGTTCTTGTTCGTGTTGACGCATAACCTTTTGCCATTTTGGCTTCAGTTGTATATCCAGTCAGATTAAATGCGTTTCCGTTTGCGTCTTTTACGGTTACATCTGAACTAAAATTAGCGCCTTGATCTATAATTAAATTAGCTATTGCTGCCATTTGTGTCTTCTATTGGTTGTACTTTTTCCTCTTTCATCAATTCTAGTATTTTATTATTATAAAATTCTGTTAGAACTGCAATTTTTTCCAACTCAATATCGTGTCTGACTCTACTTGCCTCAATCTCTTGTCTAGCAGTAATACGATTTCTCAATCCTATACTAAATTTCGTTTCATCATACACTTTTCCATCTATCGTTATTGACATTATATACTCCTTTTGTTATAATATATAGGTATATTTATACCACATAAATAAGTATATGCTGAAAGAATTGCTCAAAAATAGAGTAACTACAAAATGGTGGTCTGATAAACAAGTAGAAAAAGACAAGTTAGATTATGTATTAGAATGTATCCGTAGAGCACCTTCAAAACAATTAAAATACAATTTTAAGGTATTAGTATTTGATGAAACTAAACCTTGTAAAGATATTAAAGACTGGTTATATTGGGAACATACTTGTTGTTTAAACAAAATTAGAGGTGCTAAAGGTAAAGGTTTACGAAGATACAATGGTCAAGTTTTAGCACCTATTGTTTTAGCTTGGGCTTCAGAAAAAGATGATTTAGAAGTTATAGAAGATATTATGGTTAGCTCTACAACTGCTTTGTTATCTGCTGAAGAAGTTGGTCTCAATACAGGTTTTAATGGTTGTTTAGAACCAAAAGAATTAGGTCAAAAAGTCGGTGAACCTTATGTACATATGTTATTAGGTTTAGGATACGCTGATAAAATTGATGGAGAACCAATGAGAAAAGTATATAAAGACGGAGTTGAAATGGGATTTGATCTAAGCAATGGCGCTCAAGGTGAATGTATAAATAATACAATAGGAGAATATTATGGCAGATAATGTAATTGTGAAACCTGGTGTAAGTGGTCAAGCAGTAAAATTCAACGCAAAAGAAGTAACTAGTGAAACAATCGCTAATGAATTAGCATTGTTAAGTTTAGGTGATTGGGAACCTTTAAAAGTAAATGTTGATTTAGGAAAATATAATAAAGAAATAAAAGAGTTTGATAATGAATGGGTAGATTATTTACCTAGAACAGACAAAACAAATAATAGAAAAGCATTATCTCTTTTAAATTTACCAGGTAAAACACATAGAGATAATCCTAGTCTAGCTCAATCTTGTGTAGAACAAGACAGATATGTAAATGAAGCAGAGTTTAATGTACCTACAATGGTATATAATAAGTTAGAAAGTTTACATCCTATATTAAATACATTTCCTACTTTGGGTAGAACATTTTTAATTAAGAGTGGAATAGGTGGATATTTTTTTCCTCATAGAGATCACCCAACAATGCCTAGAGATTCATTTAGAGTAGCAGTTTTTTTAAGTGGATGTGGTCCTATGGAGTTTGATTGGATACACGGTAATGAAAAAATGTTAATTGAACCAGGCAGACCTTATTATGTTAATACAAAAAAAGTACATAGAACTATTAGTTGGAATAATAACAGCACTCACTTAATTATTAATGTACCATTTACATCTCAAAATGTATCAGCGTTAATAGCAAATATACAACACGGACATTAATGGTCACTAGATCACAAGAAGATAAAGATTTTATATTATCTAATTTAGAAGAAACATATAACATAAAAAACTTTATAAGTCAAAAAGATATTGATGACTTATGTAATGAGTATGACAACTCTAAAAATAAAATTCACAAAAATACAGGTCCTATAACATCTGATATAAAAAACTATAAATCACCAGTTATAGATAAAATATTAAAAAAAATATCAATACTTTATCCGAATAGTGAGTTTAGATCAGGTATATTTTTTGAAGTAGATTATCCTCATATAATTCATAATGATGATGATTTTGATTATCCTTTGAACTACAAAGCATTTAATATACCATTAAGATATGAAGGTAACCAAGAACCTTGTTTAGTATTTTTTGACCAAGTCTATCTGAACGGACCTAGTAAATTTTTTAACGGCGAAAACAATATTGAAACCTACTATAACAAATGTGTTTATGAATATAAAGATGTATTAAGAAAGTCTGATAAACCCTTTAACGCCAATATAAAAGAAAAATATCTATCACATATAAAAGATAAATGGTTAGAAGGTTTGAGTTTCAATAGTGTTCATCATTGGACACCAGGAACATCAATAGTATTTGACGCTGTAAGATTACATTGTGCTAGTGATTTCAGAAAAACTTGTAGTAAAAAATTAGGATTGAGTATATTTACTAATTTTATCAGCAATAATATCTAAGCCGTCTTTGCAACCAAGAAGTTTAACTTGGAATGTAATACGAGGACTTTTTGTAACAATTACACTATGAGGATAACTTGTGCGTAATATTGTAGGTTTTTTTATTTCTATTTGTTCATTAATAGTAAGTTTTTTACTAACATCATTAAAAGGATCGTAAATAACACCGTGTCTATCTGACCATTTAGTTTCATTTGGACCTTTATCTTCGGAACTTAAATTATAAAAAGTAGTTATACCACTACCTTTGCACGGAACTATAAAACTATAAACTTCTCCGTGTATAGGTTCATTTATTTTTGTATCATCAAAATCTATATGTGTAGGAATATGACTATCAATATTAAATTGTGTTGTATAACAACTTCTAGCAATATTACAATTTAAAACTTTAGATAAATTATCTGTAAATTTTATAATATCTAAAAAATCTTCTTTATGTTCATCAATCCAAAATATTCCAACACCTTTTGATTTTTTAGAAGATAAAAAAACATCTGTACTAACTTTATTTAATTTATTTAAAATAAAATCAACATCAATATCTAATTCAACATAATTCATTTAAATCTTGTGTGCCGTCTAAAGTAAACATTAAGGCTATTCTAGGTTGTTTACTCATATTGATAACTGCGTGTTTATAACCTATATTTAAAAAATTAGCAACTCCATTTTTAAGATTGTAAGCTTCTATTTTATTATCTCTTTTAAATAAATTAATAACATTTGAATCACCATAGATAGGTACAATACATCTTACACCATAACTAACATTATAATCCACGTGCCAAGGTATCATTTTACCAGGTGCTAATTTTGTTATTCTAATTCTACTTGCTGGAGATTTTAATTGTGTTATAATTTCCTCAAAATAACTACCTGTATAATCTTCAGTAGGCACATTATATAAATGTTCTTCTTTTCTTCTTAATCTTTCTGCTATGCTAGTAGTATGTGGTAATATCTCACTAGGTGTTGTAAGATTAATTTGTTCAAAATTATCATAAACATTTTTTACTAACTCTATATGATTATCACACAACATAGGATTTGCTGTACGAACATCAACAAACTTATCTGCTAGTTTATCTGTTTCTTTTCTTAATCTTTCAAGGTCTATATTTAAACCTAAATCTGCTATTGTAGGTAAACTATGTTTATTCACAAATTTTTCCATCGTGTTTCCTTTCTACTATATATTTTGATTTAGGTTGCCAATTATAATCACCTTGAAGTCTAATACTATAAACATATTGCAACATATCTCCTGTTTTAAATAAAAAATTCTTTTCTATTTGTAGATTATTGTACCACTCACCTTTTGTATGTTCTTTAAAACTAGGCACCGTCATCTTCTTTCTTCTTTGATATAACATATTTATTGTAGTTTTTGTAATATCGTGTGTAATATAAAGTATCTTAAAACCTTTTTCTCTAGCCCACTTAATTTGATGTTCTCCCATTATTAATCCACAATGAGTAAATCTATGTGCTTTTAATATGTGATACCTACAAACTCTTAAAGATATATTAGGGTCGTTTGTATAGTGTGATTTTTCGCCAACTGATATTGATATTAATTTATTATCTTTGAAACACATCCAAGTTTCAATATTAGGGTCATCTGGATTATATAATTCATACTTTATACTATCATTACCCTCTTTAAAACTTTCTAATCTAAATTTTTCTATTAGAGGCCAATACTTATTAGGATTTTCTGAATATCTTTTTACTTCCATTGTTTCTTCCAGTTAATGTATTTTTTTTCAAATTCAGTTTGATCTTTCCACTCTTTTGATTCTATTTTATCATAACCTTTATAGTATCCTATAAAATCATAAATTTCATTGCAAAAACTTTCTACAAATGATTTATTTGAAGGTATTAAATTATCCCAACAATCATTAAAAACTTTAGTGCCTGCAATCACTCCACCCATTTTTTCTATCAAATGTTTAGTCATATCAAAATGCCTACCACCTGCTTTTTTAGAGGCAGAAAATGTAGTTATAAAAACAGGTTTATTTGAAAACCCATAACTTGTACCTAGATTATTATTCATATTAGATTGAACAACTAACCAATCCATAGCATTTTTAAAAACAGCAGAATAGTGAGCAGTATGTTCAGGTATTGCAAATATAAAAATATCTGTATCTTTTAAGTCTTTAGAAAATTGTTTTACTTCAAATGGTGTTTTACCATCAACATCATTAGAATCTATTAGTGGTATCTTATATTCAGCCATTGATTTACAAACATAAAAGTCAATGTAATTTTTCATTAAATAAAGACCTCTAGTATTTAAACTAATATTATTATTACTAAAACTAAATGCTGATATTTTATAAGACATATTCATAATGTTTTCTATTTTTATACCAACAAGCAGTCCTTAATAACTCTCTAGTTTTATTTTTAGATACGGTTGGTCGTCTATGTATTGTTGTAAATTGATCCATTAATAATATATCACCTGGTTTCCATTTATGTTTATAAGTATATTTGTCTTGTACATAACTATTTAATATCTCATTATATAGATTAGAACTATCTGATACTCTTGGAAAATCTACAATATCATAAGGTTGAAAAAATATACCCTCAACACCTAATGGATGATTAGGAACTAAATTATGTTCTTCTATAACACCTCGCCATTTAGGAAATTTATCATTTACTAAATTAACTTTACTTCTATTTCTATTTTGTTTTATACCATTTATAACTTCATTAGAATATTTTTTATCCCAATCAGGTCTCCAAGGTTGATTTATAGGTTTACCTCCTGAGTGCCATAGTCTTGTTGTTAATGACTTGTAAAATTCTCTAGTTGATGATGATAAATCTTGCATAAAAGGAATACTAGAACAAACCCAAGTTTCAGTATCATAAGTTATAGTTTTACCATATAGACCTATTATTTCTTGTGCGTCTGCGTGAGGAACTAAATTACTATGCCAATCTAATTCATCATCTGCAAATAATCCTTGATTTTCATTATCTACTTTTTCATTTGTAACTCGCCAAAAATATTCGCTATGTTCTTTATCTGTACACCATATATCAGGACTTATATGATGACCCATTTGAAGATTCCACTTTGCAAATTCTTCAGGACTAGCACCACTATTTTCTATTGCCAAATAACCATATTGTGATACCGTGTTAGCAGCTTCAATAGGATCAATAGCGTCTAATTTTTTATTTTGTATTATCAATTAACTCACCTCTTTTATTCATCTCTATTAATTCTTCAAAAGTATAATCAAATATCATAAACTTTAGGTAAATTCTTTCTTCTTTTACCTTTGCTACACTATGAGGTACTTGTGTTGTAAACAAAGTAGGATGTTTTGTATTATAATTCATAACATAATCAATATTGTCTTTATAATCAATATAGTCTGTTGCAATTGTATAATCACCTTTTACATCGTGGAAAACTAATGGTGCGTCTCCATCATCTGGTAATATAGGAAACATAATACTACATTTACAGGCGTGATCTGTATGTGGTCGCAACCAAAATCCTACATCATAGTGATTAATAATTATATGTTCTTTTTTAATATTGATTTTAAACTTGTTTAATAATTCTTGTACTTCAAAATATTCATTAGGAAATTTACCTTCTTTTTTTGTCGTATCAATAGCATTATAACCATCTGGCACTTCATAACTTTGTGTACCACCAGATAATGTTTTTTGCCAATCAGAATGTTTAACTATACAATCTTTAAAATTACTTACAAAATTAATTAATTTTTGTCTATCATAAACAATCTCGTCAAAGATAACGTGTTTTTTATGTAATATCATTAAAATGTTCCTTTGTAATAATATAATCTTTATATTTGTTTATACTTCTTTCTAGTATGTCTTGCCATTTTGAAACATTTAAAGTACCCATTGGCATTAATTGTATTCTGTCTTTAGGGTGATAACCTGCGTCAGCACCGTGTTCATATACCGTTCCGTCATATGCCATAGAATTTGTTTCAGGAGGCAACATTGGATATATTCTAGTAGCGCCGTGATTATTTGTAAAATATAAATGTTCTTCTTTCCAATCTGTAACTTTACTCCATCTAACTCTTACTTGACTAGGTTCTTGTGGTTTTAATAAATGTCTTAATGGTCTATACTCATCATAATGAGGACCAACACCGTGATTATCTCTACCAACAAAAGCACACCAACGAATATTCTCCCAAGGTAATGATTCTAACCATTTAATTACTTCAGGAAATTCATCTTGTACAAAATCTTTCCACTCACCTTTTATATCTGCACTATGATAACTACCTGGTGCATTTAATAATATTAAGTTTCTGTAATCGTGGTCGTCAACTCTTTTTAATTTACCTTTATCATAATCTGTATGTCTGGCACTATTCATATCATCTGGTCTTTCATCAAACCACGGTTGACCTTGTTTCTGCCACACTTCCCACATTTTATCTAAATCTACATTAAGATATGGTAAGTCTAATGGCGTGTATATGACACCTTTATAACCTGTATATTTCTCTTTGTAATTTATTTGTTCAACAGGTCTATCTTTGTATTTGTTAAACTTATTATCTTTTACAATTCTATAATTCAACTTGACCTACCAACCTTCTACCACAAAATATTTCTGCTTCAACTATTGTTTTTTCTTTAAAATTATATTGTTGCATATCATTTGTTATTGATTTTAATTTAAGTCTTTCTTCGTAATACTTTTGATTGTGATAAGGTTCTTGTATGATAGCATTTTTACATTTATAAAAATTCATAATATCTGTAAACATTTTATAATGATCTTTTTCATACAACAATACACCACTAAAAATTATACAATCAACATTAAATTTAACTTCTTTTAAATTTGCCCAATCTCTAACTTCATATTCAAAATTTGGCCATCTCTTTTGTGCATATTCTATTGGTTCAGGCGAAGTATCAAAACCATAATATTGATAATCTTTATAATTTTTTTCGTGTAAAAAATCATTGACTGGTCCGTGTCTGCAACCTATGTCAACTAAACCTTTGTAATTATTTTTAATAATTATTTCTGCTTGTTTTTCAAATATAGGTCTCGCTTGTAGAGTATCAAGGTATGACATATCTCTCAATGCGTATCTTCTTTTCATCGGTATTTCACCAGATGTTGTGCCTATTTTAGGCCAAGGAACTTCTTTACTTGTAAACATTATTAAAATCCGATGCTATTCTCCACAATAATCTGTTATTATCCATCACAGGTGTTCTACGGTGTAAACTTGTAAATTGATCCATTAAAAGTAAATCACCTTCTTTAAATATGTGATGATATTGATATTGAGATTTAAATATCTTTGGCATTAATTTCTTAATCATTTCTTCGTGGTCAATTTGTTTTTTACCTTCCCACGCTCTTATAATAAAATGATATGGAAAATAAAAATATTCTTTACCTGTGTGTGGATGTTTACCGATTAATTTACGAATACTACCTTTATTCTTACTCATAAATTCTAATTCAGGATCGCCTTCTTCTAAATTGTATATTGTATTATTTTTAAATTTTAATCTTATTGTTATAGACCTATAATATTCTTTTTCTTCGTCTGACAAATCTTCAAATGGTAGTTGAGTATTACAAACACTTAAAGTTGTATTAATATCTTCTTTTACACAATATAAACCTATTAATATCTTATCAATTAAATGCCTAGAGTTTCCATTTGAGTGCCAACCTAATTCTGTATCACCAAACATACCAATTTTTTTACCATCTTTATCTCTCTTGCCTGTAACTAAAAATATTTCTGGATACTCTTTTGGATTCATAAACAAATCAGGTGATTCACATTCACCAAATTTTTTTATTGTATCTATGTATTCTCTCTCATTTAATTTTTGATTATAAAATACTGCTACACCTTGTTTGTGTATATCTTTTGAAATATCTAATAATTGTTCTTTTGAAAATTCTTTAATTTGAACATCAACTTTTTGTGGATTTATCATATTCTTCCTTTATTAATTCGCATAAACTAATTCTATTTACATCACCCTTTTTAAACTTATCATAATCACTATCTTTTGTTGTAGCTAACCACACACTATCAGATGGTGTAAAGTTTAAATCCTGACATATTTTAACTTGATACTTTTTCAACCAAGTATTTACATAAGTTGGTCCTATTTTATTAATTATCTTTTCACCTAAAGCCATAGAGTGATAGTTATAATATTTGGCAGAACCAATTAATCTTTCTAATTGTTTATCTGGTGTCTTTGACCAGTAATAACCAATTCTATAATTTCTTAATCCAAAACACTTACTTAATGAAAAAAATACTTTTTCAACATTGTCTGGTACATCTATTTTAATATTTGAATTGCAAGAACCTATATGTGCAATATCTAAAACGACAGGAATATCTGTTGGTATTTGTTTTAGGTTGCCATCTGCTGATGAAGGATTTGACATATATAATACTTCACCAGTATCACTTTCTGGTAACCAAACATAATCATCTTTATGTCTAATTACTTTTCTATCCTCTTGCATATACCAATAATTAATTCCTTCGGTAACGCCGTTTGCTGGATATAAGTAAGGAAAATCTGATAAATCAATTACAGGTTTTAACCATTCAGTTATATCTGAACTGAAAGGTTTTACCTCAATGTAATCATCATACTTAAAATTATCACAAATTACTTCAACCTGAAGAATAGGAAATGTTCTAATTGCTAATGATTGTTTAAGTAGTTTTTCTTTGTTTGTCATAAAATAATTTTTCAGCTAACCAACCACCTGTATCAAACTTATGTAATCTAACTCTTTTCATATTTTCGTGGTGGTTTTTATGATAGCCTTCACCTGCAATAAATAAATTCAACCAAGGAACATTAGCACCACCTGGTGTGTTATGTCCTACCGTATTTAATAATCCAAATCCTATCTTTGCAAAAATAAATGGCACTACACAAAATGCCACCCAAAAATATGGACAGATAATGTAACTAACAACATTTACACCTATTAATATTTTCAACCAATGTTTATGACAAAATACAAGATTAGGATTTTTATATAAATCTCTTGCATATCTCATAGGTATATTTTTAATATCCCAAGTTGTCAATAAGACTTTCCAAAAACCCACATACTTTTGTGCGTGTGGATCGTTAGGTCCATCTGAATGTTTATGGTGCATACGGTGACTCGCAATCCACCCTATTGGTGTTCTAATACACGCTATCATCAACATTGCTAAACCAACTCTTTCAAACCATACAGGTACTTTGAATTGATTATGGCAATAGTGTCTATGTAATAGTATGCTAGCACCAAAGTGTGAAATAATTTGAGACCACACAATGCCTATTAATATTGATATTGTTAACCACATAATACTATTTATCTATCTTCCTATAACCATATATCTGGTATATTCATTAAACTTTTTTTCGTGTTTTTCTGCAATATTAATATCTAGTGAAGAGGCAAATTCTTCTAAATTATTTTTACAATTGATATGGTCATCACTATTAAACATATTATTACTTTGTAATACCACTATTGATCCAGACTTTCTCTTTCTTAAAAAATCATTTAACAATTTATCTGATATGTGTTCACAAGAGGTACAAATAACAACATCATATTTACTATTATCAAAATCTTTTATATCTTCAGTTTTTAATTGTATATTACTGCCGTACATCTTATAACCATATTCTCTACACTTTTCATCTTTATCAAATGATAAAACTTTTTCTTTTGTAAAATCAGACAATAAATTTGCTGTCAAACCATACCATCCTGCGGCCACACATATTTTAGGATTTTCATAGAGATGTAAAAACGGTTTTAGTTTTTCAACCAACCAAGTTTTACTTTCTATTTGTGTTTTATCTAATGAATTGATTATAGATTTAGCTTGTTTGTCTTTAACTAGACTATCAATCACACTCAAAATACGATTATAATTTATCATATAAATATCCTCTAATGACTAGAATTATTTATACATTATTTATTGACATACCTGAAAGTGAGTTAGATTATCAGCATCCTTATCCAGGCGATACAATGTCCAAAACACAAAGGACAAAATTATTGTTTAACGAACACTATCAAAGACTTGTTGATGTAAAGAAAGACTATGCTAAAAAAATTGGCGTAGATTTTAAAATATTTGAATATGATGAAAAGTATAAAGAATATGTCAAGTCTTTTGAAAAGTATCCAGAAATAACTACATACGAAATAGTTAATTTTTATAAAATACATTTAATGTATGAATTAGGTAAACAATATGATGAAATACTTTACCTTGATTTTGATGTTGTACCTGTTACAGATCAAAATTTTTTTGAAGTTTGGAATTTAAAAAAAGGTATATGCGTAAAAAACAATAACGACAATATACAAAGAATGATGAGTAAAAAATTCAATCAATTAAAAATACAAGAAATTGAAATACCTAGCTCAAGGGATCCTAGATCAAAGTTTTTTAATGCTTGTGCAATGTTAATAGATTCTAATATGTCACCAAAAAATGATGTAATCAATACAGGTATTGTAGGCATTAATAAAGAACATTTAGATAAACTTGATTATTTTAATGATTTTAGAAATACTTTAGACCTTATGACTAAAGTAAAAAAAGAATATGACATATATCCAAAAAATATAGTTAAATCTTTTGGTTATGATAATGAAACTATCTTTGCATATAAATTAAAAATTAATAATGTAAATGTAAGATGGCTTGATGAGTATTGGCATTTCTTTTTATATGATTTACCATTTATATCAGTTAAAAGTAAACTCATTCACGTTGTAGATAAAAACTTTGATAGAGTTTGGAAATTTATAGAAAAAAATGTGGCGAAATAATAGTATAGATTTATTTGTAGATATAACAACAGAATGTAATGCTGGTTGTCCTATGTGTGATAGAACTGATAGAGATAATAGTTGTAAAAAACAAGAATGGTTACCTAAAGTTAGTTGGACAATAGATCAGTTTAAACAAGTTTATCCTAAAAGTGTTGTAGAAAGATTAAGAAGGATTGATATATGTGGTAGTTGGGGAGACCCACCTATGAACAAAGATTTAATAAAGATAGTTGAGTGGATTGTTAAAAATAATAAAAGCACATTTATATCTATTCAAACAAATGGTTCTTTGAGAAATGAAGAATTTTGGTATGATTTAGGTTATACAGGAGGCAAACAATTGGCGGTACATTTTGCTGTAGAAGGTATCAACCAAGAAATGCACGAAAAATACAGGCAAAAAACTTATTTAAAAAAAATATTATCTAATATGAAAACTTTATCAATGACACCAGCAAGAATTTCAACTCAAACATTGATATGGAAACATAATGAAAATCATTTAAAAGAAATAGAAAAACTATGTATAGAACACGGCTCAACAAGTCATAGAGAAGTATATACAGATAGAAGATTTGATAAAAACAATAGATGGATTTTTACAGACCCTAAAGGAAATTTAGATTATTTAGAAAAGTCTATACCAAATATAGGTGAAAATGAATCTACATTAGAAAATACTAGTTATGGTTATAAAGAAAAAATTAGAAGACAAGACCAAGATAATGTAGAAAACTTATGGTATAAATTTATCTATAACAATAAATTAGAAGAAAAAGATAAAAGAAAAATAAGCTGTAAATGGGGTAATGTAAACAGAATATTAGTCAATCCTGATGGTTATGTTTTACCTTGTTGTTATTTTGCTGTGCCTACATATAGAAAAGAAAAATACTTTATGCAAAGAGATATTATGAAACAATATTTTAAATCTGAATTGAATGTTTTTAAAAGAAATTTATTAGATATAATAGAAGACAAATGGTTTCAAAAAACATTACCTGATACTTGGAAAGATGGCACTTATACACCTCAATGTCATAACTTTTGTGGTAAAAAAATATGATAAAAATTTGTACAACATACTTTGAAGGAATGTACACGCCAGATTATGTCGGTAAATTGTATAGGTCTATAAAAAGAAATACATCAATACCATTTGAATTTATATGTTTAAGTGATAATAAAGATGTAGAAGCAGATGTTATATTACCTTACAATCATCATAGTAAATTTAAAATACATTGGCACAAATTAAAGTATTTTAGTTCCATATTTGCTAATCAAAAACCTGGTGATGAAATTATTATTATGGATATAGATCAAGTGATAGTAGGTAATTTAGATGATATGATAGGTTGGCCTGTTGAAGATAATGAACTAGTTACCTATAACTCTTGGTGGAATAAAAATTTACCTATTAATGGTGGATGGTATAAATTTAAATCTGGCACATTAAATTTTGTTTGGGACGAGTTTTGCCACGGACATAGTTTTTGGCAAAATTATTTTTATGAAAAAGGTATCGTACATCATAATTATTACGGAGAACAAAATTATGTTTATATGATAATGAATGATTGGATTAATGTTAGAAAAAATAAAGGCAAAATTACATTAATGCCACCTGAATGGTTAGGTAAATATCAAAATGATTATAGAAATATGATAAAACATAATCAAACTTATTCAGAAAAGTTTAATACAGATTATATGATTTTAGATAAACCACATCCTAATTTAAAAGTTGTTCATTTTGCTGGTACATCTGATTCTATTCATAATAGTAAAGAACCTTGGTTAAAGGAGTTTTGGAGATGATACCAACTTATAAAAGAACATTAACTATGGATATTAGTCATTTGTGTACGTTAGAATGTCAATATTGTCTTCGTCAAGCTATGAAAAGAAAAAATGAAAAAATACCTGGTGGTAATTTAACATTAGAACAATTTGAAAAACTGACAGATTATTTTACAGGATTTAGTTTTTGCGGTCAAATATCTGATCCTATATTTAATCCTAAACTAAAAGAACTTTTAAAGATGTGTAAAGATAAAAATAAATCTGTGTCCGTTCACGTGGCTGCCTCTCAAAGACCTAAAAAATGGTGGAATGATGTCTTTGACGCTAATACAAATGCAAGATGGATGTTTGGTATTGACGGTCTACCCTACGAAAGTTTTTTACATAGAAAAAATCAGGACGGTGAACATCTATTTAATATGATGTTGTTAGCAAAAAGTAAAGGTATAAGATGTGTATGGCAATATATAGTTTTTAGTTATAACGAGGATCATATGAAAGAGGCTTTTGAATTAGCAAAAAAATATGATATTACGGTTAGATTTATGGCTTCAGCAAGATGGAACTATCCTAATGATGTTATGAAACCAAAAAATCCAAAATGGTGGACGGTAAGACCGTGGGAATATAGAGATGATGAAAATTAAAAAACCAGATAGAAAAAGAAAGTTTCAACCTAAATGTTTACTTACTGATAGACAACCTGCGTTTACAGCTACAGGTTTTTTAATACCTTGTTGTTGGGTAGATAATCCTACAGCGTGGAAAGAAAAAAAGATAAAAGAATTTTATGATGAAAAATGGCATATAGATAAACACGAAACGGTTTTAGAAATTATGCACGGAGAACTATTTAATGATTGGTGGGATATGTTAGAAAACAGACCTGAAGAAGCACCTGAAATATGTAAAAGATATTGTGGTAGTGATTTAGAAGATAAAGTTACTAAACAAGATTATTTTTTTAAAGATGAGAAAGATATAAAATGAGAATAATTTGTTGTAGATTTGGTAATAAGTTTAATGATTGGCACGTCAAAAATTTAAAACATATGATTGATAACTATTCTGGTTTAAAATATGATAGTTTTGAAATAATTGAAAATGATTTATATGGTAATTGGTATAATAAACTTCAAATGTATGATATGTTTAGAGATGGTGAAAACTTATATTTTGATTTAGATATGGTAATATATAACAAATTACCTAACTTAATTAGAAAAGACTTTACATTATTATATGATTTTTGGCGAGAAGGTGTTAAAAGTCATACCCCTTTAAACTCATCAATTGTATCTTGGACAGGTGATGTATCTCATATATGGAAAAAATTTAAATCAAATGATAATTATTACTTAACAAAATATTATAAAGGTAGTGATGAATTTTATTATAAAGAAATAGATTACAAAACCTATGATGATGTATGTTGGTCTATAAAAGGTTTTGAATATGATAAAAAACCTAATCCAAAATATTCTATTTGTACTTTAGGTCAACAACAACACCTAATGGAAGATGGTTGGTCTGGATGGTGGAAAGATTATTTTATTAAATCTAAATCTACATCTTTTTGAATATGTAAGGAAACATTTAATCTGTAACCATCTACCGTTTCACCACCGTGTAAAAATTTTTTGCCTTTTACGAAAAATATGTTGCCTGGCGAATATTCAATACTATCTATTATTTTGTCATTTTCAAATAAACTTGTTTTAAATTTGCCAATTAAAGGTACAATTAACAATCCTCCTATTTCTTTTTCTTGTGTATGAATATGAGGAAGTAGTTTAGAATCGCTTTGATATTCCCATAAATTACAATTTGTCTTAATTCCTTTAAATGTGCCATCTAAAGGTATAATTGAATTAAAATAATCAAATTGTTTTTGAGGAAATTCGCCTGTCCAATATTGTTGATTATCTCCTAAATACCCATTAGCAGAACTGCTATTACTAATATTTGTGCCTGGTTTACTTAATTGAAGTTTTCTTGCCCATACCAAAACTTCATCAATATCATAATCAACAGCAATTAACTTATACCATTTTAATTGCATACTCTTTGATTATTTTATTAAATCAAAAGCAGATTGAAGAGCCTCTATTAATGTATTTGCTTTTCTTAATTTAGATTTTTTCTCATCATTAGGTGCATTTTTAATTTTATCTACTTCAAATAAAGCAATTTTTAATGCAAACAATTGATCTTTTTCTCTATCAGTATAATTAAAAATAGTATCTACCATTAAGTTTAAAAATTTAGTATCAACAATATTGCCGTCCATAATTAAGTTTTCTTTTCTAGCAATCTTTAATACTTGTCTTTCAAACTCCTCTCTCTCCTTATTTTTCTTAACGTAAGTATTTTCGTGTAATTCGTCTAAAGTAATTATCTTCATTAATTGTTGATAATTCACATTTTCTGGATCAAAAGGTATTATTGTAGATATAAGTTTTTTATCATCATCACTTCTTGTCAATACATCTATATTGTATCTGTCGTTGTCTATAAAATATGCTGTAAAATAATTTTCTTTAGTTATCATAATTTTCCTCTAGGTATTCTAATAAGTCAATTGTAGGTGACCAACCTAATTTTTTTAATGTACTCGGGTTTGCTGTATTGTCTTTTCTTTCAAATATTGTTCCCATTCTTTTATCTTTTATATCTATATTTAGATGTGAAAAAATATCAGGCAAGGTATTTGATTTTCCTGTTCCAATATCTAAAACTTTTAGTTTTTTAACTTTGTTTACTATTAGACAACCTATTGCTGTTAATAAGTCATCTATATGTATGAAATCTCTTGTATGATCTATATTAATATAAGATACATCATCTCTTAATATTTTAGGTATTAACATATTCTCTCTAGCACCAGGACCATAAACGGTTGTAAATCTCATACCTAAAGCATTATGAGGTGCAATTGTTTCCATATAAAACTTACTCATTGCATA